TGTCTCTGACGTAATGTGACCGTGGAACGCTCCACGATACCGGCTGTGCTCGCATGTCTCGCTGTTGCCGGACCTCTTCGGGCCACTCCCGCTGAATCTCCAGACACCGCTGCCGGATTTCCTCCGGCGTCGGGTCTGCCGCTGGTGGTCTCTGTGGATCTGGATTGACCGCGTTTGCTGGTGCCCAGACCCGATTGCCATTCCGCAAATCCACGACATACACCACTGCGCCCTGTTCGCCCTCAATGACTCGGGCCACCTTGCCAGCCTGCCACATGCCGTCACCCTCAGCCACCAACACACGCTCACCCAACCTCCGAACTCTGTTCGACTTCTTTGGCATGTCCTTCGCCTCCTGTCAAAATGGAAAACCACCGGCGAATCATTCGCCACGGGGATCAGCCGCCAGCGGACCTGATGCAGTGCTGCGGTGGTTGTTGTGTCGTATCACTTATCGTCATTCGGCTTGCTTGTGCTTTTGATTGCTTCGGCAATCGCATGAAGTCCAGCCGCCACGTTGTTCGTTGCCTCAACTAAACTGTTCAGGCGAGTGCTTTGGGAAAACAGCCCACGCGCAGCTTGATGCATTACGTCCACCACGTTTGCGTGTTCCCCGTTGCTGTCCTCAACATTAGGCGACACGAAACAAGACCGCAATGAATCTGCCACTGTCCAATCACTTCCGCTCATCTCAGGTTCTTTCGTTCAAAAGACTATCATTCATGCCGAAAAATTGCCCGCGCTCGCGGGCAGTAGTAGGATGTCAGTTTGCCCGGCTCACCCTGCCGCACGATCTCGCTGCCGAGTGCCTGCAGGTCTCGCAGATCCCGCAGAAACATGCGTGCCCCGGTGTACTGCAGGATCTCGATGCATTCGTTTTTGGTGCGTTTGCGAGTGCACAGGTATGACTCCAGACGGCGCAGTCTGATCAGGATTTGCAGACGGTTAGGGTGTGTCACGCTCGGACTCCCGCTAGAGTCTTAATCACCGCCAGAAACGCCGCTTTCTGGCCCATGCAATGATGGTCCATTGCCGTGCTGTCTGCCTGCAGTTGCTGCAGTTCTTCGCGTGCGTCGTCCAGCAGCTGCTCCAGTTGTGCGACCTCGGACCGCAACTGCTGCGCTGCGGTGAACTCGGTTCGCCATTCGGCCCGCAGCCGCTCGATCTCGGTTTGCTGCTCAATCCGCAACGTCTCGGACTGCAAATGCGCGTCAGTCGCCGCAGTACGCCATGCCTGTGTTCGCTCCAGTTCAGCCCGCAACCGCTCAATCTCGGCTGTCTTTTCGTTGATCGCCTTATCTCGTTCCGCCAACTGATTCAGCGCCTTGCTGTTCCGTTCTTTCGCTGCCTCCAGTCGCTGTTCGAGGTTGTAAATGATCCGCCCCGGATCTTCGCTCACGCCACCTGCAACCGCCGTTGTGCTTTCCGTCTCCGCTGGACGGTTCACCGGCAGCAGCCCGACGAACGACACCAGATCTTGACTGTCCTCCCGTTGCGATTGGTAATATCTGCCATCGTCTGAATAGTACTCAAAACCATCCGTCCACTGCTGCCCGCCGACTGGCTCGCATTGCGTGATGACCACCCGTTGGCCCGTCCGATTCCGCCAAATTCCCTCACACATTTGCACGCTCACAGTCCCCGCCCTCCATTATCCCCTCGCATCCGTCGCACGTTCTTCTGTGGTCGACCACCGACCACCAGCCTTGCCAGCAGATCCATTCCCGCCACGATCAGCACCAGCCCCGCCACGCCTGCAAAACAGCCGCAGCAGAATCCGAATTGCACGTCATGGTTCCACAGTGCCGCCCATTTCTCAGCATTGCTCACGGCCCGTCCTCCATCTGAATTGCCACAATGATCGCCACAATAGCCGCCACGATTGCGGCCACGATGTCCTGCATGTCACTTGCCCTCCCGCAGAAAAGCCCCGCCGCACTGTGCAGCGGGGGAACGTGTCAGGATCAGCGGCGGTATACCCAGATCTGTCCGCCGATCGTCACCCGGCCAGCGTCGTCGGTGTTGCCGTCCTCGTGCTCCTCGCGTCGGCAGTCGCGACACCGTGCCTCCAGCACCTCGTCGACCACCACGTCAATCACGTCCTCTGTCTGCTCGTCCAGTGGCATCCACAGCCCGTACTCACACTGTCCATTGTGCCGGCGGACCTCGGTGGAATTGACAATGATGTCAACCACCTTGCCGCGGGACTTAACTGGCGTCTCGCAGTACGCGGTCCACGCCAGATCAGTGATTGCCTCGCTGTCGGCCCGGTCGTAGTCTGCAGGCAACTGTACTGTGCTGTACTGCTCCAATCGAGCGAGCACCTCGAACTGTGTCACGTCGTCGCGGTCGCGGTAGTATCGTTCGGCTGCTCGCTCGATCAGATCCACGATCCGGGATTCTGTCAGGTCAGTGGTTCCCCAGCTGCCAGCTGCGTCGGTGATCACAAGTACCGTGCGTGTTGTTGTCGTTGCTGTGCTCATGATCTCGTTCCCTCAATCTCGTGTCATTCGGTCCCGCGTTCCGCACTTTGCGTCTCGCATGGTGGGATAGTACACCTATCGACACATTGCGTCAATAGTCTGTAGAAAGATTTTCGGAAAATAATTCTGGAACGTCAAAACAGCACCCCCTGCCGCAGTCGTTCGGCTGCGTCTGCACAGTATTCCGCGGACAACTCCATCAGCAGGAATCGGCAGTGCTCCAGCCGTGCCGCCTCTGCTGTTGTGCCCGATCCCCCGAATGGGTCGAGCACCAGCCCGCCGGGTGGCGTCACCAATCGGACAAGATACCGCATCAATGCAACGGGCTTGATGGTTGGGTGTTTGCTGTCGCGTCGTTCGTCCGGGCCTGCTTTGGCACAATAGAAGAACCGGGCTGCGGAGGCGTCACCATCTTCCGGAAACAGCCCCACCACCTCGTCGCTGCCGTCGTGGATCAGGTTTGCGGGCCAGCGGCCTGTTGTCGAACCTACCGTTTGCCGATTCTGCAAATTAATGCGGTCTTTCCAAGGACGTTGTTCCTGTGCAAATAACGCCGTTTTGCTTTGCAATCGCGTCAAATCCTCCTCCGTCCTCACCCTACACCCATCCACATTCAACCCGCCGGTTCCATGCTGCAGGACGTTTTCTGCCACGGTCCCACACAGCGGCTTGCGTGCAACTGTGATCGGTTCGAGTGCGGGCTTTAGAGCAGTGCCCCAGCCTTGCCATTGCTTTGCGGCTTCGGTTGCGGGGGCGGTTGCCGAGTACACGATCTCTTTCGGCCCCTCCGCTCGCTGCTCGGCCACCCGAATAAAGTGAGGGTTGACGGTCTTGGCGTTCGGCACCCGATACGGCTGCCCCACCACCTCGCGGTTCTTCAGCGTTTGGCTTTCAATGCTGCGGATGTCGCATTCACGCTCTACCCATTCCGGCACTTCACCCAGCAGGTGCCGGCAGGCTTCAAGATGTTCGCGGGTCATTATTGCGGGCTGGCTTGCTGCTGTCGTGTAATGCCCGCCCATGTTCGTTTCAGTAGCTTCGTCAATCTGCTTTGATGTCACACCAGTGGACCGCACCCACGCCGTGAACTGGTACCTCCTCGCCTGTTGCTCCTGAGCCGCATCCTGCGCATCAATCGCCTTGCTCACGTCCAGCGATTTCGGAAAACCGCTGCCGTAGCACCAGGCAATCATATCCCGGATCTCAAACCCCGCGTCCTCAATCGCCGTCGCCATCCTGTGTTGCGTGCGCGTCCCTGCGAAGGCCAGCAGATGCCCGCCGGGTTTCAGCACACGCAACACCTCACGCCACAACTCAACACCGGGAACGCCGCGATCCCATGCCTTACCCATGAATTCCAGACCATACGGTGGATCTGTCACGCAGGAATCCACGCACGCATCCGGCAACGTCCGCAGCGTCTCGACGTTGTCGCCGCAGATGATTTGATTGACTGGTACAGCCGTCACCGTGTCCTCCGAATCTGAAAAGTATTGCTGTCCAGTTGCTTCGCCCTGAACCTGAGTGAGTGCTTAAAATTCCGCTGAACCCTCCGCACGTCCTTCAGCTCCACGTTGTCCACTCGCCCCACACAGTCCACGCCCATCCGGCGAATCATTCCCACGATTCGCAGATACTGTTCCTCCCGATGGATAACACGCCGGCAACGGCAGAGTGTTTTGAGTACGAAGGACTTGCCGTCCTCGACGACCACGCGGAACCGATACCCTCGCCCCAGTTGTTTTGCTGCCTCATTCGCTCGGGCAACTGCGTGCTCTAGGCTCAGCCGATCGGAGCACACAAACGGCTTTGATTTGCCGACCCGCCAGTCTGGACTGTCAGCAATCCGTACAATCTCCCGACGGCTGACCGTGATGCCGTCCGCCCCGATCTTCGTGCGCAACACCGTGCCGTCGTCGGTGCACTCGTTATAGAACGCAATGACCCTGCGCACTGGTGTGTATTGCTCACGCGGGATCTTCAGCAGCACGGATTTTCCCACGGCCAGCTTGTGTAAGCCGTGCTGCTCGATTGTTGGGTGAAGTCTCATTGCGCATCCCCCAATATCTGCCGTGCCATCTCCAACGCCGTTGTTTTCGGGCAAACAAACTGCGCCGCCATCGACTCGATAGCCCGTTTGTAAATCTGCAGTTCCTCGTTCTCTCTCCGGAGATCGCTCACCAACTCCCGCCAAATTCTGGCGGAT